GCCCGGAGCAGTAGATACCAAGGTTGAGATCTATGGGCTCAAGAACGCATTGAAAGAACTTAACAAAGTAGACAAAGTCCTTCGGCGTGAAATTACAAAAGATTACAAGCGCGTTACATTGTCACTCATTCAAGACGCCGAATCAGCAATTCCTTTAGGACTTCCACTATCGGGCTGGGCTCGAAGATGGACACCGACAAAAGGCTCCTACCAGATTCTTCCTTGGCCTGAATCGCACCAAATTAAAGCATCTATCAACACCAAAAACATTAAAGAGTACGCAGGGCAAAAGGTAAACCTTTCAACATTCGTAGTTAAATGGACTGGCGGTGCAGCGCAGGTCTTTGACTTTGCGAACTCGGGAGCGATGGGTGCAGCACTGTCCAGCAAATACGGTTCGCCTTCGCGCGTCATGTGGCCTGCTTATGAAAAGAATAAAACGGAACTTGACATTGAGATGGGAATAATTGTGGACAAGGTAGCGAACAAAATGTCACAGAATCTTAAGGTGCAGTAATGGGCGTCATCCTTCCAATCGTCTCAGAATTTGACGCGAAAGGAACCCAGCGCGCAGTCAAGGAATTTCAGAAACTCGAGGGCGCGTCCGCAAAGGCGTCGTTCGCCATGAAAAAAGCCGCGCTTCCAGCAGCTGCCGCTATCGCAGGAATCGGATTCGCTCTTGTCGGCGCTACTAAAGCGGCAATGGAAGACGAAGCCGAGCAGGTACAGCTCGCACTTGCGCTCCAGAATGTCACTGGGGCAACTGACGCACAGGTCAAATCTACAGAAGACATGATCTCAAAAATGAGTCTTGCGTCAGGCGTGGCGGACAGTGAGCTTCGCCCGGCATTCGCAGCACTTGTGCGCGGGACTAAAGACATTACAACCGCCAATCAAGCGTTAGCACTCGCACAAGACATCTCTGCAGGATCAGGTAAAGACCTTGCGACCGTCTCCGATGCTCTTGCCAAGGCTTACGGCGGCAACATGAAAGGACTTGCAGCACTAAGTCCAGAGATTAAAGCAATGATTAAAGACGGTGCATCCCTTGAAGAAGTAATGAATGTCCTTGGCGGATCTTTTGGTGGAGCATCAGACGCAGCCGCCGCCACTGCCGAAGGTGGAATGAAGCGTTTAGGAATAGCACTTGCCGAAACAAAAGAATCAATCGGTGCAGCACTGCTCCCAGTAGTCGAAGCCATTCTCCCAGTGCTGCTTAAGTTTGCAGGATGGGCACAAAACAACACAAAGACTCTTCTCATCATCGCAGCCGCAATCGCTGGAGTATCGGCAGCGGTCTTAATTTTTAACGCTGCAGTCGGAATTGCTACCGTCATTAACACTTTGTTTGCGTTAAGTCTCACCGCCGCTCAACTTGCAATGGTCGGATTCATCACTCTCGGCATTGCCTTAGTAATCGCCGCACTTGTCGCGCTCTACTTCAAGTTTGACATCGTCCGAAAGATCGTAGACACAGTCTTTGACGCCATGCTCGCCGGCGGTAAAGCAGTCTTCAACGGACTCACAACCTACTTCACAGCAATCTTTAACATCTACAAGTCACTCTTTAATGGCATCGCAAAACTATGGAACAACACCGTCGGAAAGCTCTCCTTTGAGATCCCTTCTTGGGTGCCTGTCATCGGTGGCAAAGGCTTCTCCGTACCAGACATTCCTTATCTGGCAGACGGTGGAATCGTGACAGGGCCCACGCTTGCAATGATCGGCGAGCGTGGCCCTGAAGCGGTCATTCCGTTAAATGGACGCGGTAATGGAATGGGTGGCAACTACACCATTAACATCAACGGCGGTCTCGGCTCCAGCGCGGAAATTGGAACAGCTGTCGTGAACGCGATTAGAGCATTCAATAGGCAGAATGGCCCTGCGAACATACAGGTCGCCTAATGGCAGGCGTAGCGGTAGTCGGATCAGGTAACTACGACCTAGAGATCGACACAGGATACGACTGGCAAGGCTTCACACTTGATGACTCGCTTAAAGGCGAACTAGACAATACCGAATATGTGTTGGACGGGGTCTCGCAATTTGCAACGGTGATGGATGGCACGATTGCTCTTACAGCAAAACGCGGACGCGCTAACACTGGCGACCAATTTGCTTATGGCACAATGAACTTCACCTTAAACGACACTTACGCGGACGGAGTGTTTAACCCTTTTGATACGACTTCGCCTTACTACGATCCGAACAATAATCAGCCGGGACTTGCGCCGCTTCGCGAAGTGCGCTTTTCTCGATACAGCTCACTTAATGTCAAAGAACTTTTGTGGGTCGGCTACATCGTGAACTACGACTACACCTTCACACTTGGCGGACTAGATACAGTGACCGTGAATTGCGCGGACTTCTCCTACCAGCTTGGACAGACCTTCCTCGCCGAATGGAATGTCACAGAGCAGCTCTCAAGCGTCCGTTTTGATGACCTGCTAGACCTCCCAGAAGTCGCCTATACGGGCACACGGAGCATTGAGACAGGCGTGGCAACCCTTGGCGGATCGGCTGCTTACACGGTCGCCAACGGAACATCGGTCGCAGGTTACGCCAACAAAATTAACGAAGCCGAGCAAGGCCGAATCTTCGTAGATCGAGAAGGAACTATTACTTTCCAGAAGCGTCTAGGAACAACGCTTGGAATCCCTGTCGCCGAGTTCCATGATGACGGAACGGAGATTGGCTACTCGGCTATTGATATCTCTTTCCAAGCAGACACCGTTGTCAATCGTGCGTCCGTTCAACACGCTGGAGCGACATCGCCAGAAGTCGCCGAAGACCTAGTCAGCCAAGCCGCTTACCTTGTGCAGACACAATCCATCACAGACTCGCTAGTTCACAATTCCGCCGCAGCTCTCACACTTGCCCAATACCTCATCAGCCCAGATCCCGAAGCACGATTTAACTTCTTAGGCACAGAGTTCCCCGGCACAGCCGCCCTAGACCAAGACGCTTTAGCACTCCTTGATGTAGGCGACCTCATCAATATCCAAAAGTCAATTACTACCTCGGCAGGCCCAACTCAATTTGCTCAAGATCTCACCATTGAAGGACTTGAGCATCGTCTTACTTTGTCGGCTGGGCACGCAGTCACCTATTTTACTTCCCCTACTACGATCGTCTATGAGCTGATCCTGAATGACGCTGTATATGGCACACTCAACGCAGAAAATGTCTTAGGATAGAAACATGGCAACACAGACCTTTACCGCTGGACAAGTTTTAACAGCGGCACAGATGACAACTTTGCAGTCAAATAGTGGACTTCAATTAGTTAAAGCCGAAACAGCGTTTACGGCGCAAACATCCTTTAATGTCGCAAACATTTTTACTAGCGCATACACAAACTATCAAGTCAATTTTCGTTGGTTTGCTGCAACTGCAACCGGCGGAATAAATGTTCAACTAAGCGTTGGCGGTGTTGCAGCCGCAACAAATTATAACAATATGCGCGTAATTGCTTATGGTGCTAGCAGTTTAATATCATCAAGAAGCACCGCGCAAACAACTTTTCAAGTTGCATCACAAGTTGGCGTTGCAACAAATGTTTACAACGCTGGACAACTTACACTGTCAGGCCCAGCCGAAGCCAATCCAACAATGATGTGGGTATCTGGCGCGTTACAAGACGGCACAGCATACATAACGCCAGATGTTGAAATTTTTAACGGCAACCACTCAACAGCAACCGCATATGACGGCCTAACTATTCTTGCCGCTGGCGGAACAATTACGGGCAGTTACACAGTTTACGGATACGCAAAATCATGAGCACTTACACAACATCAGATGACGGCGGCGTAACAAGCCGACCAATGAACGAAAACGAAATTGCTATTTATGAAGCATTGGTAGCAGATTGGGCAAAAGAAAAAGCCAACCAAGACAAAGCCGAGACCGACAAAGCCACCGCTCGACAGGCCGTTCTTGATAGGCTAGGAATAACAGCCGATGAAGCCGCGCTACTACTTGGCTAGTTTTGTGTTTGCACTTGCCCTGACCGCTTGCGAAACAACACGCACCAACGCACCGATCAAAGTTAAAAACAGCGCGCTAACACGCTGCTCAACTATTACACAATGCGAAAGGGTAGCCAATGACTAAAGACAAAGCAGAAATAGAAACCTTGCATGCGCGCATGATCGTCTTCGTAGGTTGCACCATTGCAGTCACCTTTGCAATTACGGTCATCGGCTTTGTTTATGGCTTGCTCTTCGTTACCCAGCCTCTCGAGCAGTCGCCCAATGACGCCGAATTCATAGATCTCTTGTCCACACTGACAGTCTTTATGACTGGCACACTTTCTGGACTTGTTGCCGCTAACGGCCTTAAACGAAAGCCTGCTGATGCCAGTCCTACCAGCACTCCCTAACATCCCAAACTCGAGACCGTACACAGGGAACTCAGACGGAGCCGCAGCTGGCCCGCGCGCAGGAATGGACGAATGGATCCGACAAGCGATCAAATACGGCAACGGAGCCTTCTGGAATAATGGAAGTTACGGCGTGAGAAATATGAGGGGATCCGAGTCGTTGAGTGTGCATGCCACAGGGCGCGCAGTAGATCTTTCATACCGCAAATCAGAGCAGCATCCGAACGCCAGTCGCAAAGGATCAGTCGCCTTCCTCAACATTGTTACCGCTAACGCGAACGCGCTCGG